GATCATGCAGGCTGATCCGGTGAAGAAGAAAGCCAAGAATATTCCAGCCGGCACGCAGGACAGGATCAATTGGGCCACCAACTTCTTTCAACGGCCAGACTTAAAAAAGCCGTTTGCGCATTGGGCGCACGAGCTGCTCGAGGACATGCTGACCGTTGACGCCATGACGATCTACAATAAGCCGACGCTATCTGGCAGCCCTCACAGCTTCGTCCCGATCGATGGCGCCACCATCAACGTCAAACTGGACTATTGGGGCGAGGAACCCGAGGCGCCCGAAACAGGCTATCAGCAGATTCTCAAAGGCTTGCCGGCGATCGATTACACTTCTGATGACCTGATCTACATGCCGTTCAACAAGCGCAGCCACAAGACCTACGGATACAGCCCGGTTGAACAGATCATGTTGACGATTAATATCGCGATTAGGCGCCAATGGTGGCAGTTGGAGAAGTACGTTTCAGGAGCGCATACGCCGTATTTAATCAAAACTCCCCCTGATTGGAACCAGGAACAGATCGAGGGCGCGCAAGTTTGGTACAACTCGCAATTTGTGGACAATATGGCCCAGAAGTGGAGGGCGATCCTTCTCCCAAACGGTTGTGAACCGTTAAGTGCCGGCCACATCATTCTCGACGAGAAAAGCGACATGGATGATTGGCTTGCTGGACTGATCTGTTACGCTTTCTCGGTTGATCGGTCGCAACTGATCAAACCAATGAACCGGGCCAGCGCGCAACATGGCGGCCAGCAGAGCGATAAAGAAGGCTTTCAGCCGTTTTCGATGTTCTTTGAACAGTCGATGACTGAGTTGATTTATCGCTGTTTCGGCTGGGAAGATATCAGGTTCGCGTGGACCGAAGAGGAAGAGATGTTCACGCCCGACAAGTCCAAGGCGGTCGAGGTCTACAGCAATATCGGGGCCATCATGATCGACGAAGTGCGCGAGATGCTCGGCTTTGATCCGTTACCCAACGGCGCCGGACAACAGTGCGTCTTGGGTGCCAACATGCAGCTTGTCCAAATCGACGAAGTCAACAAACTCAGTGACCAAAATGCCAAGCAAGAACAAGCACAGCAAAACCAGCACGACGTCGCGATGGCATCAGCGCAGAATCCGGCAACCCATGTCCACGTCGGAACTCAAGACAATGCTTCGAACGGTGGCAAAGGAGCTGGAGGAAATAAAGGAAATGGAAAATCGGGATCTTCTTCTGGAAGCGCTTCTGGAGGCGGTGGTGCTGCAAACTCTAAGGCTAAGGCTACTGTCAAGAAAGCTTTCGATGCCGCGGGAGGATGTGGAGCTGAGAAAGCCTTCGACGTGGCACCTTCACCCGTAAGCGGATTGCAGCCTTACGGCTCGAGCCCATCTACCATGATGCATCCCCGTGGCGTGTTGCGCCATCAGGGCGGCAAGAAACGTAAACGCAAGGTGACCCATACGGCCAATTTCGAGCTGCGCGAACCCGACGACGATCGGGTAAAGAAGCTCAAAGCCGTTATCGGGGTGGCGCTCAAGGCTAAAGGTGAACAGGTAGCAGAGGCGATGATTAAGAGGAGGGGAACATGAGCAGCGGTCTAGGCTTTGATGACAATCCCAGTGAAGGCAAGTTAAGATCGCACGCTAAACATCATAACATCAGGAAATGGTTGGAAGAGGGTGCCAGGCGAGAAGATGCTCGCACAATTCTTGCAGCAATTAAGCGCCTGCCAGATGATCGTCTTTTAAGGAGATTTGCCCGAATGTTGTGGCAGAGGCGATGATTAAGAGGAGAGAACAGAAATGACCTTTGAAAAATGGTGGCAAAGTGACCCTGAGCTTAATTTGGATTATGAACTTTTAGAAACAATGAAATGCATTTGTAGATGCGCTTATAACGTTGGTCATGATCAGGGATGGAAAGACGGGAAAGCATGGTACGAATGGTTGGTAAAATACAATGAAACACCGAAAACCGCGCAAGGCCAGGAAGCATCGTAAACATCGCAAGTAGATGGCTAAAAAGCCCACATCAATCGTCCACCAGGCGGCAATCAACCAACTGTTGAGCGCGTCCTGGGGCGATCTACCGGATGAACTCCAGAAACAGTTCGCTGACGCTGCGGTAGATACTGCGGGCGAGCTCCTTGGCAGCGCCGGCCTTGTCCCGACCGAGGACCAGTGGAACGTGATTGACGAGAAGACGCGCGACCTGGCGCTGGATCGTGCCGGGGAATTGATCGGGCTTAAACAAGACGCTGATGGCAACTGGATCGAGAACCCCAACGCCAAATGGACCATCACGGAGGACACGCGCGACGAGGTAACAAACCTGGTTGCGCAAGCGGAGGAAGAGAACTGGTCGAACGACCAACTGCGGGAGGCGATCGTAAATGCGGACTTGTTTAGCGAGGATAGAGCTGATATGATCGCAAGGACTGAGCTAAAACGCATCGACGCCATGTCGGCCGACCTAACCGCAAGCGCAACCGGCGCGACATCAAAGCGATGGCTGTTAAGCTCAGATCATATCGAAGCCGATGAGTGCGACCAGAACGAGGGTGAAGACTGGGTTGATATCGACGACCCTTTTCCTTCAGGAGCAGACCTTCCCCCGGACCATCCAAATTGTCAGTGCGTCGTCACGTTCGGCTGGGAAAACCCAGAAACAGGCCAAGAAGAGGAAACAGGAGAAGAGTAAATGAATAACTTCTGGAAATTCTTGAACCAAGATCGCGGAGATTATGCCGAGGATTTCGATACTGAGAGTTATTGCGCGGAGATTAAAAGGCACGGGCGTCTAGCTCTTCTGGTGGCAGCGTTATTACTGGTTCTTGCCACGATAGGGCCGGCGGCGACAGTATACGAGAAGCCGACCCAGCGAATGCAGCAGATCGAAGCTAAGTTTGGCATCAAGCTGGTATGTATTCTGGACGATCAGCAAGGGGATCAGCGCTGGGTGTTTGTAGCCGAATCAGCCGAGCGAATCTTCCACCTAGTTCCGGTAGTGGTGCCCAAGGACGCTACCGATCGCGACGTGATGATTGCCAGAGAAGCTAGCGAGAACTGCGCGACTTTTTACGAGGAAATGCTCAAGAATCCTCCGGCTAAGCCAACCAGTTTCAACATGCCGACCCATCCTTCTCTATGCATCCTGATGCCGACTCATCCGCCTGACGGATTTTGTGACCAGACCCTATCGCAATGAAGAGCTTCTTTTTCAGGCAATCCTTGAGCCGGAAGGATCACCCGAACGACACGCGAAAATTGGGATTTGGGTCCGTTATCTTGATCAAATGCTCAGATCTAGCAGGCAGGCAAAGCAACACCGCAGAAAACGAAGGAGAAAACGATCATGAGCCAGCCAGTTAACATCGTGATGGCTGAGGATCTGGCCGTAAAGCTGTACGCTGACCTTAGCGGAAAACAGCGGATGTCGCCTGTCGATATGGCTGATGCTGCTCAGTCGGTAGCGCAAGCGCTGGCCCGCCCCGTTAAGCCCGAGGGATTCTCTAAATGAGCGTGGCGCCGCCAAACTATCCGCTCTTTCCCGGTAACACCGCTGAGTTTGTGGTGACGGCATTGCAGCCCGATGGTGTGACGCCATTTAACCTTACAAGCGCGACCGTTAGCTTTCAGGCGACATTCTACCCTGGCCTTGGTATCTGGCTATTCACGAAGGCGATCGGCGCTGATGTCGTTATCCCGACGCCGACTAACGGCCAGATCCAGACGTGGTATCGGCCTACAGACACTCTGGCGATGGCGCCTAATCAAACGCTATACAACTACGTCACCGTGACAGACTCGAGTGGGAACGTCTATACGGTGCTCAAATATATCGTGCTGTTGAGAGACTAATGACCAACCTCTACACAGGCCCAAAGTCGTTCACACCGGTCCAGCCTGTAATGACCTTTTGGGAAGATGGCGACTGGCTCAGGATCCAGAGTCAGGACGGATCTGTCCGCTACCTGCACAAGCATCCCGCATCGGATTTGCTTAGATGGATTGGCTTTGAATCACAAAAAGAAAAATCAGAACTCGTACTAACACCATGAGCATAGAAATCATCAACGAACAAGCGCCACCTCCGCGACCTACCGGTCGCACATCGGGCAAGTTGCACCTTGTGTTTGTCAAAGAGGAGACCGGCGAGATACTGGGCGAGGTCGAGTCTGACCCGATGATGGAAAATGAACGCCGGCTGCGGGACGAGGCAAGGATTCTGGATGTAGGGCACAAAAGCAAATAGGGTATGGCGAATGAGCAATCAAAAAATCCGAATATGCTTGAAGCGATGCGCGCGAAAGAGCTCAAGGCCTTTAAAGCAGGCTGGGACGCCTGTTATATACGCCATAGCAAGAACGTTCTAATACAGGCTTCGGGTTTCCCGGAAGCCTGGAGCAAGTACGTTGACCAACAGGAACAAAGAAAATAATATATGGCAGCCGGTTCAGGACTTACAGCGGCAGCGGATCTAACGGTCACCAACACGCTTATCGCGCTAGCGACCAACAAGTATCAGGATGCGGGTAACGACGCCGGAACTGGAGGCAACTGGTGGGCTTGTTACACCACGCA